GTTGATATGGCCGACGCGGTAATAGGTGAATCTACTTCAATGACAATCGACGCAAGTTCTGAGGCAGCTTATTACGATGGCGCGCAAGTGCAATCGTCTTTTTCTCGTGATCAAACCGTCATTCGTGCGATTGCGGAACATGATTTCGTAATGCGCCACGATTTGTCAATCGCGATCATTACAGAGGTTGCTTGGGGCAATCCATAATCGTTAATTAAAAAAACGGCGTTACTCAAATGAGTAGCGCCCAATTTTTAAATTTAAAAGGTGAAAAAATTATGAGTATTGCAAGACAAAGAAATATTGGCGCTTTTCTCGCCAGTTTAAACGCTTTAATCGCAAACGTTATCACGGCAACGGGCGCGGCTGGAACAGAGCAAGACGGATATTGGAACAATAGAAAACGAAAACTTTCTGGCGTTTTAGTCATTAGTTACACGGCTGTTTTAGGGCAAGACGAAACCTTGTCAATCGCGGCAAATTTGCAAGATGCGACAGACGCAGCGGGAGCAGGCGCAGCGGACTATGGCGATGCGTTTGCCGATGCGATTGTGGCAACGGGCGGAGCAGGTGGCTCGACTGAAATCGGAACGGTCGAAATTGATGTTGATTTATCCAGCGCCAATGGTTGGGTACGTGGTCAAGTCACGCCGACATTAAGCGCGGGTACTGTTGATACCGTGGCAATTTCAGCGGTTCTAGTGTTAAGCGGTGCGGATGAATATCCGGTTTAATTTTGGTTATAAAGTCCCTCGCAAGCATAGGTAAACGGTAAAAATATTCGTTCTATTTGTGGGGGACTTTTCAAAGGATTAAAAAATGAAAAAAATCGCAGTTAAATTTATTCGATCATGCGCGCCATATAACACGGGCGAAATTGCGGGATTTACTCAACAAAAAGCAGTCGATTATGTGCTGAAAGGTTACGCAAAATTATATGTTAAAGATGAAATCGAGATACCAGCGCAAGAAATTGTAAGCGAAGAACCCAAAGAGCTTGAGACAAACGCCGACAATTCATTGTTAACCGCCTTATTACTGGGAACGAAACAGGAAATTTTAGAATCGATTCTCGAAGTTGACGAAAACGGCGACCCGATAATTGACGACACTACATTGGGCGACATGCTTTTTTATGAACGCCAAGCAAAGAATAGAAAAAATGTAATTAAAGCGATTGAAGACGTTTCTTTTGATCGAATTCGGGCGCGCTAATGAAAGAGCCAGACCCTAAACAGGAAACCAGTATTGAACGCGCTATGAAAAAAGCCAGAGAAGAAAAAAAGAAAAAATCTGAGGACGCGCCAGAGGTAGACAAAATGCAACGAGCGCCGGTGATTAAAAAATGACCTTAACTGTTATCACGCCAGCAGAATGTAATGATTTTACTACTTTACAAGCGGTAAAGGATTACTACGACATTACGGACGGCACTCAAGACGCGAAAATCGAACGCGGCATTAAATATGTGAGTGATTTTATTCGTCGTGTAACGGGGCGCGTGTTCGCAGAAGAAACAGTTTTGGAAACCGTGCGCGGTTTTGGAAATACTCAATTGATGCTTGCGCGTTATCCGGTTACAGATATTCAAAGCATTACTTTACGCGGTGAATTGATAACCGATTACGAAGAATCAGACCCCGAAGTAGGGATTTTATATCGCCGCCGTGGGTGGGAATGGTCAGTACAAAATTTAAACGGTGTGGGTTTAAATCCCATTCCCAATAGTGAAGATTTTATTTATGCGGTGACATATACCGGCGGCTATTGTATGCCGTGCGCGACAGTGTGTACTCGGACGCTTCCTTATGACTTGGAACAAGCAGCAATTGAATTAATCGGTATGTATATGGATTCTACACCGTTAAACGTTTCACAAATTAAAGTCGGCGATTATTCGACAACGTACAGAGCGGGAATACCTGAAACGATTAGCGCGATTTTAAAAAATTATACCGTTGTCAGCACGGGAGCTTAAAAAATGTTCAAAGTTGCAAATTATCACAGCGTCACATTAGCCAGACAGGTTTTCAAATCAGGTGCGCGATTGCCAGCTAATCGGGATTATTCGACTTTGATCGATTTGGGGGTAGTGATTGAAGTACCAGAACAAAAACCGGCATTCCCCACCAATGAGCCAAGCATCGTTAAGATTACCCGCGATAAAGTGAAACGCGCTAAAACGGAACAGGCCAAAGCTAAGAAAAATCGGGCAGTCGTGAAAAAGAAAGCCAGCGCCAAAAAGAAACCAGCCAAGAAAAAGAAAACTTTCACGGTTGAGACGGGGGGCTAATGGCTAAACGATCAGGCACAAAACAAAAGGGGCGCTATGAAAAAGTGCGCTCGGATTTGAAACAGTTCGACGGTATGCGTTTAGACGTGGGATATTTTGCCGGTCAAAAAGGTGGCAAATCAAGCAGCAATTTTTTATTGCCTGATATTGCGGCGGTTCAAGAGTTTGGATCACACCCACGGAAAAAGTTTAATCGTGTGCCACAAAGATCATTTCTTGGCTACACATATGATCTTTTTAGAAGGGTATACAGCCGAAATTTTCGCAGAAACGGTATGAAAGTTATTGAGGGAAAAATGACTTCCAAACAAGCGTTGTTAAGTGTTGGCGAAGATTACCGGCGGAACGTAGTACAAAGAATCGTCGGGGTTAAATCACCAAGAAACGCCCCGCGAACGATTAAAGAAAAAGGTTTTGATAACCCGCTCATTCACACGGGTACGATGAAAAATAATATTCGTTTGCGGGTATTGAGGCGGGGCATTGTTTAATGAGTTTTTTTGTTCCCCAATTTTTCCGAGAAACATATACACGCGAACGCTTTAACGTGGGGGATTATGTCAATGGTCGATGGGTTAAAGGAACTTTGGCGGATTCGTCGATAGATGCAAAGGGATCAATACAGCCTATACGTGATCGAGAAATTCAGTATTTACCAGAGGGACGAAGAAACCGTGAAGCGATTGTGATTTATACCGCAACGGATATTCGAACCGAAGACGAAGGCGCGGGTTTACCGCCGGATATTGTTTTATCAAGAGGTAAACAATATCAAGTTTCGAGGGTTTGGTATCACACGACACCTTGGACACATTACAAAGCAATTTGTTTTCTCGTGGATGGTTCGTGATGGATTTTGAAGCGATCAGAACAGCAATTCAAGCGTGGGCGGTTTCGGTTGTTCCGGTTGAAACTATATTTTTGAATCAAGATGGAAATGTGCCGCCGTTGCCTTTTTGTACGTTACTTATTCAGCCGGTGGCGTTTATTGGTCAAGATGAATCAAGCAACGACGACGCGGGTTTGGTGACTTATACCGGCCAAAGAGAAATCAGCGTATCGGCGCAATACTTTGGTGCGAACGCCATGCAAAACGCAATTGATTTGGGCGAATCGATTGAAATGTTAGAAGCGCGTGACTTGATAGCTGAATCTGATTTGGTTTTTGTTGACCGCGCCGGTGGTGTTAATGATTTAAGTGAATTATTTGATACTGGTTTCGAAGAACGGGCGGGGATTGATATTTTATTACGTGTCGCGTCAATCAGAACGCAAGCGGGAATCATTATTGAAAAAGTAGAGATAGACGGTGAATACATAAAGGCCGACGGATCAACCATTGAAAGGATAGAAATTATCGACACAACACCATAAAAAAATAAAAACGAAAAATATTGTTTAAGCAAGGATGCTTGGCAAAATTTTAATTAACGCAATCATAGGAGGCTCACGGATGAGCATCAAAGAAATTGTAAACGTAATAATCACACGTCAAACAACCGCCATTAGTCGAGCGGGTTTTGGCACTCTTTTAATTCTCGATCCACACGTTAACTGGACAGAACGAACGCGCACTTATTCTTCAGCAAGTCAATTGCTAGACGATGGTTTCGAAAGTACCGATCCTGCTTATATTGCGGCTCTTTCGGCGTTTTCTCAAACACCAAGCCCGACGCAAATAAAAATTGGTCGTCAACAAGTCGATTCTGTCGGCGTTTCAATTGATACCGTTGTCGATAATACCGATTATGTTTGCACAATTAACGGAACGCCTTTCACTTTTAATTCCGGCATAGCAGCAACGGCGACCTCAATCGCTCTTGGTTTAGTCGGCCAAATTAATCTCGGCGCTGAACCTGTAACAGCAACCGACGACGTGGACGGAACCTTTACACTTGATGCCGATGTTTCGGGCGTTGCGTATACGGTCGCCGTTGTTGGCGTTAATTTATCAGTCGAAAAACCACTCACACCACTTGGCACTATTACGGATGATTTAGCAGCCGTAGAGCTTGCCGATTCTGAATGGTACGCGCTGGTAATGACTTCGCGTACATCGGCTGATGTTCTATTGGCGGCGGCTTGGATCGAAGCGGAAATCAAAATTTATATTTCTTCGTCGTCTGATGCCGATATTTTAAGCGCGGGAAGTATTACCGATATAGCTTATCTTTTAAATGCGTCAGCATATGAAAGAAGAGGCGTTTTATTTTCTAACGATACCGATAAATTTCCAGAGGCGGCGTGGTTTGGTGGTCAACTTCCTACCGATGCGGGTTCTACGACATGGATGTTTAAAACTTTATCCGGCATTGCGTTTGACGATCTAAGCGACACCCAAAGTCAAGCGGCACGAAACAAAAAAGCGAACACCTACGAAAAAATCGGCGGTGTGAATATGACGCAGGAAGGCACGATGGCAAGCGGTGTATTCATAGACGAAATTCGTGGAGTCGATCAACTACAAGCGACGATGACGGAAAATATTTTCGCGCTTCTCGTTAATCAACCGAAAGTCCCTTTCACTGATGCCGGTATCGCGTCGGTTGAAACCGAAATGAGAGCGGCGTTAACAGCCAGCCAAGACAGCGGATTTTTAGCACTCGATCCACCTTATATTGTAAGCGTTCCACTTGCGGCGGCGGTTTCTTCATTGGATAAAGCGGATAGATTTTTACCCGATTTAACCTTTTCCGCGAAGCTTGCCGGTGCGATCCACAAAACAAAAATCGAGGGCGTTGTTTCTCTCTAATTTTCATTTAATTCAACCAAAATTTTTAGACACGGAGGTTTAAAAAAATGGCTGTTAAAACATACGACCCTAAACAGGTGCAACTAATTATCGGGGGCGCGCCTATTGGCGGGTTTGCCGATGGTGAATTTATCAGCGTCGAACGCGACGAAGACACGTTCACGAAAGTAGCGGGCGCGGACGGTGAGGTAAGCCGCTCGAAATCAAATAACAAAATGGGCGAGTTAACGGTGACGCTTCTACAAACAAGCGCGTCGAATGCAATTCTGTCCGCGTTTATGTTGGCCGATGAATTATCAAATAGCGGCGTTATTCCGATTTTTATTAAGGATTCTTTAGGCACTACCACTTTATTTTCGGCGGAAGGCTGGGTGAAAAAGCCGCCAGCAGTTTCTTATGATAAAGAGTTAACGGATCGAGAATGGACTTTTGATCTAGCAAACGTCGATATTTTCGTTGGTGGTAATTAATAAAAGGATTTAAAAAAATGCAAATGAAAAGCCTAGAAAAAAATATTAACGGGCGTAAATACACTGTTACCAAGTTTCCCACAAGAAAATCTGTACACGTCTTGTGGGAACTTGGAACTACTGGAATACCGGCATTCGTAAAAGCGATCACGTCAATGGAAAATCTGAAATCGGCGGAAAGGTCGATTGATAGCGATAGCATTACAAAATCGTTTGAAATGCTTTTCGCAAAATGTGATCACGACAAAATAGATTATATTTTAGACAATATGCTGTCTTTAGTTTTTATCGACGGTCAAGAATTATTGCCACAAATGGATTTAGTTTTTCAGGGGGAACTCGAAAATTTATTCAAAGTATTGGCGTTTTCTTTTGAGGCTAATTATGGAAGTTTTTTAGGCGTAGAGAAAATAAAAAGTTTGTTTCTAAAAGCGCCAGAAATGCAGATAACGACACCTTAAAACTAAACGATGACATCGTAAAAGAATGGTTTGTATGGCGTTTAGTATTCGAAAAAGTGTGTACTTTGCACGAACTTGAAACTACTTGGTGTATTGATGACGCGGCAATGGCTCACGAAATACTAGACGCAAAGGAATACGTCGAAATGAAACAAATGGAAAAGGCAAATAAAAAATGATCGTCCGCGAATTATTCACGACGTGGGATTTTAACGTTGATTTTACAAAGCTCGATAAGATGGATAAAAAAATCGGGCGACTTATCGACAGTACGGATCGAGTCGGGAAAAATTTTCGTCGTATGTCTCAGGGTGTACGTGATACGGGGCTAAGAATGACAGCATTCTTAACCGCGCCTATTGCCTTGTTTGGCTTTACCACTTTAAAAGCCGCCGGACAGTTTGAAAAAGGCATGAACAATGTTCGAGCTTTAACACAAGCAACCGGCGACGAATTTACAAAACTTGAAAACCTAGCAAAAAATTTAGGAGAAACCACGCAATTTACCGCGACCGAAGCGGCGGACGCAATGGGGTTTTTAGCTCAGGCGGGCTTAACAACCAATGAAGTTTTTGGCGCGTTACCTTCTACGCTTTTACTCGCAGGCGCGGCGGATATTGAATTCGCTGAAACCGCCGACATTGTAACCAATGTTATGACAGGCATGGGGATCGAAGCGCAAGACCTTGATCAAGTTGTAGACGTTTTAACCAAAACTTTTGTGAGTTCAAATACGAACTTGCAACAACTCGGACAGGCCATGAAATTTGCCGGATCGATTGCCAAAGGTTTTAACGTTTCACTCAATGACACCGTTGCAATTTTGGGTTCTATGGGTAACGCCGGTATTCAAGCAGAAATGGCAGGCACGGCGTTACGTGGTGCGTTACAACGTTTAGCAAATCCAACAAAAGAAGCGGAAGGTATATTAAAAAGTCTTGGCGTTCAAACGCTCGACAATAACGGTCAATTTAGGCAATTGCTGGACATTTTAGGCGATTTAGAAAAAGCGAATATTTCGACCGCGCAAACATTCGAATTATTCGGCGCAAGGGCGGGAACAGGTATTAACACCCTATTACAGCGTGGTATTAAAACCGTCCGAGATTTTTCGACAGAATTGGAAAGTGCCGAAGGCATAGCCGCACAAATCAACAAGCAAAAACTTGAAGGCTTTTTCGGTTCGCTTAAAAAATTAACAAGTGCTTTTGAATCTTTACAACTTGCCATAGCGGGTAGCGGCTTACTCGAATTCGTTACAAAAGTAACTAAAAACATTACTAAATTTATTCGCCGTCTGAGTTCAACCAGTGACAGCGCATTAAGAATGTTCACCGTGTTTGCTTTGGTTGTCGCATTATTTCCGCCGTTATTATTAGGGCTTGGTTTAACTGGGCTTGCGTTGGGCGGTATTGCCACGGGGTTTGGCATAGCAAAAATTGCAATATTGGCCTTTCGTGCCGCGTCAATAAAAACGCTTTTAGTCTGGGCGGCGATCCCGATTTTAATTACGGGTGCGGTTGTCTTGGTGATTGCCATATTAGAAGATTTATTTGCATTCTTTATTGGTGGTCAATCGGTCATTGGTGAATTTTTTAAATTTTTCGGCGCGTCTCAAGCAGATTTGCAAGCCTTTGGCGTGTTTACATCGGCTCTTTTTAGCACGTTGTTTAGTTGGATTGTCACCATCGGCGAAGTTTTAGGATCAGTTTTAGTCGTTGGTTTCTTGTTATTACTCGAAAGCGTGAAGGACTTTTTTAAGTTTTTAAACGGTGAAGAATCTACGATTGGTACATTTTTAAAACAATTCGGCGTACTAGGTAAATTAATCACAGCCGTATTTCAAGAGCCATTAAAACAAGTGAAATCCTTATTTGCCTTTTTAAACAAAATCGGAAAGCTTGCCGGTGGTGCGTTGTTTGATATTTTCGGCGATGCTCTTTTGGATAAACCGGACGAAAAAAGTTTAGGCGCTCGAATTTTCGAATCAGGAAAGGCCGGAATAGGCGCGATATTTGGCGCGCCTTCATTGGCAAAGCCAGCCGGTTCAACCTCTACAACTGCCAATAGCAATAATAGTAATGTTGTTGTTAATGTGGCGCTCAATGGTGATACAAGCCCCGAAAAACTGGCAGAAGTTGGCGACGTGATGCGCGATGCGGTTACGGATGGAATGGAACGGGCGAACCGCAAAGCAATTAATGAATTGGCGGCTAACTAATGGCACTCGATTTTTTATTCGCTAACAAACCTAAAGCCAAATTCGAAGGAATTAAAATAATTTCCTTTGATGCGAGCCTGTCAGAAAGCCATGTCCATAATGCGAACGTAACGCAAAACCCCGTAGAAACAGGCGCGAACATTTCAGACAACATCACAATTTTGCCGGTTTCGTTATCGATTACGGGATTTATTACCGATACCCCTGTGAAAATATTGCAAGGCTTACGCGATTTCGACAGTGGTTCAGGTTCGTTTTCATCGACCGCACACGAAGACCTTTTGTTTTTATTCAATTCAAAAACACCGTTTAAAGTTGTCACAGGCTTGGAAACCTACGAAAACATGGTGTTAACGGGTTTGACGTTTCCACGCGATCCGAAAACAGGAAAATCGATTACCTTTCAATGCCAATTAACGGAAATTATTTTCGCTACGTTCGAATTTCAAACGCTTGACACTGAAAACGTAAGCGACGACTTCAATACAAAACAGCAAGCAGGAACACAAACAGAGAAAGGAAAACAAAACACAACCGCCGCCACGCCAGAACAAGACAGCTATCGTTCCGGCCTTCATTCAGTATTATTTTAGGATTGATACATGGTTATTATTCCAAACTTTGATTTTAATTCTTATGTCGAAACTATCGTTTTAGACGGCGTTCCTTATGAATTTGGTTTCAGATGGAATACCCGTGATGAATCGTGGAGCATGTCGATAGCGCGTGAAGGAGTAACGCTTTTAGCCAGCATAAAAGTCGTATCGGCGTTTGAATTGATTAGCAGATATAAAAATATTTCGTTACCTGATGGCTTTATTTATACCCTTGATCTTCAAAATTTAAAACGTAATCCAAACAGGGAAGAACTAGGAACAGTCATTAAGCTAGGTTTTGCGACTACGCAAGAGGTCGAAAACGATGCCACTATTTGACCGATCATGTACCGTTTTAGTTGATATTGACGACGAACAAACTGTTATCAATGGCGTTCGTATTTCGTTTGAATGTGAAAAAACATCAACATCAACAAAAAATAGCGCGTCTATCAAAATCTATAACCTAGCCGAAACCACGCGGGACATTATCAATACAGAAGAGGCCGCAATCACGCTAATGGCGGGTTATCTTCAAGATGTTGGCGAAGAAATTTTATTTAAAGGTGACGTGGTTTTTACTAAAACGAATTTCATTTCGCCGGATTTGATCACGGAAATCGAATTAAAAGATGGGGGAAATGCTTTACGTGATGCACGCCTAAACCGATCCTTTAAAGCGGGAACCAGCGCGCAAGATATTGTTCAAGCCTTAGCCGATGAAACAAAACTCACAATAAAAGAAATTACCGCCGATTTAAAAGATTCTTATGCGAACGGGGTTAGCGTTACCGGATTAGTAAGCGAATCACTGACAAAAATATTAAAAAAATTCGGTATCGATTGGACAGTGACAGACGGTGAATTGCAAGTAATCGACAAAGACACGGCGAACAGTGATACCGCGATAATCTTAAATCCATCGACCGGCCTAGTTGGTTTACCGGCCTTTCTGATTGACGACAAAAACGAATTACCCGACGCACAAAATCCGAATAAAAAGCTTAAATTAACATCACTTTTAATTCCGTCAATCAATCCGACGCGAAAACTAAAAATTGAAAGTCGAATTGTCGATGGTTTATACGTTGTGGATAACGTTACCCATACCGGCGACACACACGGCGATAAATGGTTGTCGAGCATAGAAGCAACCGCGCTATGAAACCGACCTTAAACGATGTGATTAATCTCAGTATCGAAAATCGTCTTTCATCGGTTCATACCGCAATTCCGGCAACGGTTTGTTGTTATGACGCGACAACACAACTCGCAAGCGTTAAGCCGGACATTATGCGGAAATTTGCCGACGATACATTAGACGATTTGCCCGTGGTGGTGAATTGTCCGGTAATTTTTCCGTCCGGTGGTGGCGGCCTCTTATCGTTCCCCGTGAAACAAGGCGACAAGTGCCTTTTATTATTTGCGGAACAGTCGCTTGATGTTTGGATAAGCAAGGG